CATTGGACCGTGTGCCCAGATGAGATAGTTCCCCCAGATAAGACAGGCTTATCCTAGTGGGCAACCAAGGGATTTTAAGACCTAGACATCCATGTGGTCTTCTGGGGCTTTGTCCCTAGGATACCACCCATGAACTTCTTCAGTTCCCTGTCGATGGCCTGGGATTTGATCTCAGAGGCTGCCTTGTTGTTGTCTCTGGCCATGGATTCAGTCCAGTAGGCTACGGCAATGGCTAAGGCATCCAGTCGGTCATCATGGATCAGGGCTCCTCTGTCTCTAGTGAGGCGGGTGAGCTGATAGAACAAGGAGTACTTGATGTCCTTGGCTGTGTCGAAGTCCTTCTGGATCACCTTCTGGTCCACTATGAGTCGATGTGTGGACATCACAGGTTCCAGAGTGTCGATGATACGGGCTTCCTTCTGGGTAGAGTGTTTAACTTCCTCCACAGTACAGGGGTAGATCCTCATCAAGACTGGCTTCAAGAGCTGGGTGAACATACCGTCACCGAAGTTAGCCTCGATGATGATGTACTTGACCTGATTCCTCTTGGCTGCATAGGCCAGAGCTTCCAGAGTCTCCAGCTCATAGCCTCCGGTGATCCCTCCAGCCTCTGTGAGGAAGAGGTTACCGGCCAGAGCCTTGACCACAGCATAGCCAGTCTCGTCCTTACCCCTACCTGAGGGGTCGATCGACATGACAGCCCCGGTGTATTCAGACATATCGTCTGACTTCCACATGGGTCGGTAGAACCTGTCCCCTGTGAGAGCCACATTGGGCAGATCGTTGATGCACAGTTCAGGTGCTGCAGCCCAAGCCACCTTCAGATGACCCATGGTTGGGTTCAGATTCTGAATGATCAGGTCTGAGACCTTCAGAGGGTACCTGTCGGCATCACTGAGACTGGTGTCGAGCTGGAACTGCAGGGCAAAGCCTGCCTTACCATAGGATGCCCGTCGCTCCAGGAGGTCAGCCTCATCGAATCGCTTGGGATCGGTGGGTTGTCCTGCGTTATCTGCAGAGGCCTCTAGGGCCTTGGTGACCATGGGGGCTAGTTTGCCCTGGTACTTGATCACCTGGGCGATCTCTGGGTAGAGAGCTGGCCAGATACGTACCTCATAGCCACGCTCAGGGAGCTGATTGTAAAGGGACATCTCTGTCTGGGGTGTACCCAGATACAGGATACGGCCACCAGGCTTCAGAATAGCGTCGAACTCCTTGACAGCCTCAGACAGCTTGTCTCGCATCATCTGGGTCAAGGAGTTGTTGGGCACCTCCACGTCATCGGCAATCAGGATGTCAGCACGAGAACCCGTGATCTGTCCTGTGATACCCACGGATTTAACCGAGGGAGAATGGTCAGGTGTCGCTGGTCCCACGTCAAAGGCGATCACCGAGTCCCTCTGGCCATCCTGAGGTTTCAGGTGCTGGAGCATGGGGATCTCATTGATCAGTCGCTTGACAAAGGTGGAGAAGGCGTCAGCCCGTTCCTTCGAAGCTGACACCACGAGGATCTTGAGCTGGGGATTATTGAGTAGGAGCCAACACACAAAGGCTGAAGTAATCCAGGATTTGCCAACCCCTCGAAAGGCCTCGATGACAGACCTTCGAGGTCCATGCTGTAGGTAATGGGCAATGTCGTACTGGACTTGGGTGGGCTCTGGAAGTCCTAGGTGTTTCCACACTAAGAACATGAATACCCGGAAATCAGCTAGGGCTGGATGTTTGGTTGGGGTCATAGATTGATTAAAAGGGGTCTAGGAGACGTTTTCCAAGGTTACCTAAGGGGTAAGTATAGGTAACCTCAGAAAAAGCCTTGTGAGCTGTTTTAACGAAGATGAGCTTTTAACTCATTCAGTCCGCCAATGTGGGTGTCCTCCCAGAATATCTGAGGGACAGTCTTGAAGCCCTTGTTCAGGAAGTCTTCAAGTTCCCCTTTTGGGAGCGCCATGACATCCACATAGGTGAATGCCTGGTCTTTGGACTCAAGGAGATCCTTAGCTGCCTTGCAGGGCTGACAGCCAGGTCTGCCATAGACGGTATAGGTCATGAGGATTTGCGGAATGGGACGATGTTCTCGTCTTCGAAGATGGGGAGATCGGCTAGATCGGCTAGAGGTGAACCCTGAGCTGCCACAGCTTCAATCTTGTTGTCCTTCAGAAACTGACGGGCAACGTTGAGGATGGCAGCAGGAGGGGGAAGTTTGACCCCAGTATCAGGATCGATGTAATCCTGACTTAGGGCCTCCTTCAGTACCTCTGCGAGCTTGCCGTGAAGACCACCAAGGGCCTTCTCGTCAGCTTTATTCATGTTACATGAGTAGTTTGAGAGCCTTGTCGATGCCAATAGATTGGGCAACGACGACAGCGACTGCACCCATTGCTAGGTACTTGATTTGAGCTAGGGTCTTCTCGATCCCCGCAAGAGACTTACGGAGGTCTGAGGAGATATCCTGGAGCTTCTTGAGTTCCTCTTGATGGTCGTCCACGCGGAGTTCCAGCTTGATGATGCGGTGTTCCAGTTCCATGATTACCCCGCGAGATAGATGCAGGCGACCTGCTTGACCTCTGAGGGGCTGGAGAACGTCACTGCCTCACGAGCCTTGGCTACGGTGTAGCTACGGATCAGATCGTCAGCTTGTTTCATGCCTTTGCCAGGGATGCTGGAGGTGACGATGAGGTCACCAATGGCGATATCACCACCTTCACCGCAGACGTTGACCTGGCCTTCGCCAACACCGTTCACGATGATCATGTGGTAGTTCACCAGGTCGGGGTAGGCAGGATCGACCACTGGGGTCTTGCCGCCACGACCGTTGTCCACGAGCTTCATCAGGGCTGTGGGAACATGCCCCTCCCCTGCCATCTCGGCCATGACACCAAGAGCACCCTTTTGGTTGGGAGCAGTGGACACAGCATTGACGCTGAGAGTGTCATAGATGTTGGGCTTGGCGTAGGTAAACACGTCCACGACAATGTCACCGGCCACAGGCTGCTGTGAGGAAGACTTGGGGATCAATCCATCGTGGGCACCCGTGAACGTACCTGAGGCGCCACCAGAAGTCTGGTAGGCGTAGGTGGCGTTAGCAAGCTGAATCCAGCGGCTGTTGGTCACATTGCTGAAGAAGCCTGCATACGTACCCCAGGCCAACTCAACGAACGTGCGGTGAGTGCTGTAGGACGAGCTGGTTGAGTTGTAGAAGCCAGCAGCAGGAGCGCTGGAGCTAGCCGTAGCTACACCAATGGCCACACCTGCAGTGTTGCTCGCCAGGAGGGCAAACTTTGTGGAGCTCGCCTGTGTGTAGAAGCCTGCAGCCGAGTAGCCAGCGACGGACGATCCAGCACCAAGGCCGAACTGACCACTGTTGAAGTTGGCCGAACCACTCGTAAGCTTGTCCACCGTAATGGTGCCAGCGGCAATCTTGTCGGCAGTCACCGAGTCAGCCGAGAGGATACCTGCAGTCACAGCACCAGCTTGGAGCTGAGAGGTACCCACAGCAGCCGCAGCGATCTTACCTGCCGTAATGGCATTGGCTTCGATCTTGGCTGAGGTGATGGAGTTAGATGCGATCTTGTCAGCCGTGACCGCATTGGCCACGATCTTGTCGGCAGTGATCGAACCGGCAGCAATCTTACCGGCATTGACAGCGTCTGCAGCGATCTGAGAGGCCGTAACGGCACCAGCCTGGATCTTACCAGTGGTGATCGCATTGGCAGCAATCTGATCGGTGGAGATCGTACCCACCAGGTCAGCAGTGTTGAAGCTGTTGACGAAGGAGGTGCCATCGTAGCGATAGAGCTTGTTGTCCGTGGTCAGGAAGACCAGACGACCAGCCACATTGCCAGTCGTTGGGAGAGCACCAAAGATCTCCACAGGACGCAGACCAGCAGCAAACTTAGCGACTGTCAGAGAGGCATCCGCAACGGTGGTCGAGGTGTTCACCTGAACAACCACCTGGACCCATACACCATTCACACGTTGGTAGAGGTAACTATCGGTGCGGTTGAAGATAACGTCACCCTCGACACCCGTAGTGGGCAAGGAGGAGACAACGACCACTCCAGGAGGAGCGTCAGAGGTTGTGTTCGAGACAACCTCAGTCCATGTGGTGCCACTCCAGACGTACAGGATTGATCCAAGGAGAACCGTACGACCCGTATAGTTGTCTGTGGTTGGGAGAGAGGTGACAACCTCGACTCCAGGATTGGAGCTACCAGATCCACCACCGCCACCACCCGTAGACGGACCAGCACCAATCTCTAGGGCTGTCACTCGCGTACGGATCTCAGAGATGTCTCCATTGACATCTGTAAGCTCAGCAGAAATCGTGTCGTCCAATGCTTGAGTCTGAGCGGTCAGAGCCGCCAGTTGTGATTCAATAGTCATTTTACGTCTTTACAATATAATTCAGGACAATAGTCGGCTGAGTGTTGTTGTGTGCTTGGCTATTACCAATTACCTGAAGATCAGCAACGGTAGACCCCCGCGAAATGCTTGAGCCGCCAATGCCAATCGCTTGGTTCGGAAGTTGAGCATTCGTGAGAGTGTGGGTCTGAGCACCCCCAGCAGCACCGAGGGTTGCCCCATCGACACCTGCACCGGCTGTGGTCAACCTGGAGGCAGCAGAGCCACCCATGTTGTCCTTGCCACCGGCCACACGTCCACGGAGATCCGGGAGATTGAAGGTGGTGGAGCCATCACCAGTGCCGTGGGCTGTTCCCAAGACACCGAAGAGATCAGCATAGGTGGTCCGAGAGACCGCCTGGCCATAACACAATAGCCAACCTGTAGGAGCTGTTGCTCCTGCGAAAGGAAGGACTACGCCTGTTGGTGCAAGACCGCCCAGGGTAGCTGCATGAACTGCAAGTTTTCTAGCATTACTCATAAACCTCCCTGTTACGGCTTAGTAGGCCAGGTGATGTTGAAGGGGTCCTCTTGAGACGTGATGTCTCTGAGGGCCTGACGATAGGTAGCCCACTCAGCCTGCTGCACATTGGTCAGCGGGTTATCTGCGAGCTGCGTCCAGTCACACTCAGCCAAGAGCTGGTTGCGGTAGGAGCGCATGGAGTTCCACTGGGTCTCTGTGGCTGAATCGATTGCCTCCTGGTCCCAGTCAGTGACGGTCCAAGAGTGAATCCAGTTGCCCAGAGAGTCCTGAACGACACCCGTGCGGGAGGCGCTTTGGAAGCGGGTAAGGGTTGGTTGAGGTGACTCTAGGATTGGATCGATGCCAATCTCATCACATACGGCTTGATCCCAGACTGCAGGGAAAGAGGTGTTAGCGTAGAGCTTACGGACCTCTCCCTGAGTTAGGATCGCACCCGTTTCACGGATACGATATTCCATAGTTGAAATTTCCTATGATGCCTTTGAAATCAGGCGATTGCTAAATAGATGTAGGTTTGATTTGCTGCGTTGATCTCTGAATTGCCAGGCTTGGCGATAAATCCAGAAGCTGTTGGGGCAACATAGTCTCCAGCAAGCGAAGACTCATCAGCAGTCAGATTTAAGATTGTTGCGGGATCATTAGCGGTTGTAATTCCACGAGCACTGTCAAACACCCACCAGTTACCACTGTCCGGAGTTGTGTTGTAGAGAATGCGACGGATCATCACAAACCTGGCACCGCTTGCAAACCCACAATTCACGGTAAGGTCTGATCCGGTTCCCACATAACTACCTACTTTGGAAACACCTGGACAGGATGCAAAGAGCAAGGCGACATAGGTATTACCATTTACATTTATCCCAGAAACCCCGCCACCTAAACCAAACTGAGTGGCAGTTGGCTGAGAAGCATACCAATCGCCGTTGTTATAGTTATAAGTCCCAATTGTAGTGCTGCTGTTAAGAAGCAACTGAAGATTTGTTGTTGAAGTAAAGTTCGTTGCTGTTAGCCAATTATTAGCACTATTTCTTTGTTTTAGAATAATTAACTCAGGCGGAACACCTAAATTATGTTTTAAATTTAAAACACTTCCCGTCCCTATATAGTGAACCTCATCAAAGAACCCAGTAGCACGTTGGAAGTTCCATGTGACAAATGGGTTTGACGTTCCGTAAGCTCCAACATAGCATTCCGTATTACTATCGAATAGAGCCGTTTGAAATCCTGGCGTACTTTCCGCATTAGTATTGGAGGTAACAATCCACTTCTTGTTACCAGCCAAACGGGTGTGAACCAAACTGTTGTAAGGACCACCATCTCTCTTAGCGGCAATAGACAAATCAACAGGGAAACCTGTAGTGTACTTTGCGTTTCCACCGGTCGTCAGCACGGGCTTGAACACCTTAGTCGCATCCGTAGGCACTTTCATCGGGCCTCTACGAATGGCTATGTAGATGTAGGTTGTATTGCCAGCCATGTTGGCAAAAAAACCTGTCGATGTTGGATAGCAAACTAGATTATTCGCATATTCAGCGTCAGATGTATTTGGTTGCAGAATAGTGGCAGAACCTGTTGAATCACCTTGATTCGTCCAACCCCTCATTGAGTCGGTTGTGTACCAATTTGTTACCGCCGATGAACCTTTTATGATGGCAAACTGTGGCTCGTACCCTAATGAAACAGTTGCTTTCCCAACTGAATCAGTCGTAAACGACCCACACGAAATTACATTGTCTGTACCAGTCAGACCAAAGCCTCCTGCGTCGTGGGCAAAGAGGTAGGCGACGTATGCACGCCCATCGGAGTAGTTTGTGTCGTTATCGCTTCCAACAACGAAATACGTTGATGTCGGACTGGTGTTGTTCCAATAACTTGAACCTGTACCAGCCGCTCCAGTGCTGTTCAAAATTACTTTACCTGTATTTCCAATTGAACGGTGATATACGATCCAATCGGTGTTACCACCGTAACTTGTGCATTTAACAATGATGCAACCCGGCACGCTACCAAGAGAATGTGGTATCTGACGCCCTGATACGCCATTCCCGTTCCACTCAACAACATCAAAGAACTTTGGTTGCTTGCGGAATGACCACGAGACAGCCTTCTTGCCAGATCCATTGATGTTTCCGCTGACGTTCGACAACGAATATCCGTTGGTCAGGAACGCAGACACATCACCAAAGTTGTTCTGCGCTCCAGCGTCATCACTTGAGATGCGCTTGCCAGCACCACGTACTGTGTCGATCAGTTCATGATTACCAGCAGCGCTTCTACTCTTCGACCAGACCAGACCACCATATGTTGCTAGGTCAACACCGTTGATAATGTTTTGCGTAGAGCCGTTGCCATCGTAGGCCCAATTACTTAACACATCCTCAATATATGTAGGCGTATAGGAGGAGGCCCCCGCAGCCCCCATCACTTGATTACGAATAGACATTATTTAGAGTCCTTAGAAATCACTGCGCCATGCCATGTGGTTCCACCGTCAT